GAAGCTGTGGCTACGAACAAAGCTCATGCTGACAGACTTGGCATTAATGCTTCTACTGCTATTACTGCTGTTAAGCCCTCTGGTACTGTTAGTCAGCTTGTGGATTCTGCTTCAGGCATTCACCCGCGATTCTCACGACACTACATAAGGCGCGTTCGAGGTTCGGCAGACGATCCGTTGTGTGCTGTGTTAGAGGCTGCTGGTGTACCTGTAGAGAATGACGTTATGTCACCCAACACTAAGGTGTTCAGCTTTCCTATGGAGGCTCCTGACTGCGCTGTGCTGGCGTCAGACATGGGCGCTATGGAACAGCTAGAGTTGTGGGAGATATATCAGGACTACTGGTGTGAGCACAAGCCGTCAATGACCTGCTACTACCGCGACGATGAGTTCTTAGAGGTAGGACAATGGCTGTATAACAAGTTCGATAAGATCAGTGGTATCAGTTTCTTACCGTACAGTGACCACACGTACCAGCAAGCACCCTATGAAGCTATCGACAAGGCTACGTATAACAAGTTATGCAAAGACTTTCCGAAAGACTTTAGTTGGGACATAGAAGAAGCCAGCGACATGACCGAAGGATCACAGCAACTGGCTTGTACTGGTAACAACTGCGAACTCTAGTCAATAAGTCCTAGACTTTCAAACAGACGCTCTCCGGTGGCTGCGCGTAGAACCCTGTCTACGTTAGCAACACCGGGGACGTATGTTTGACCAGCCCTTAATAGCGGAGTTAGAGGTTCGTCTTCTCCTGAGAACAACCGCTCCGCTGTTGACGCAACGCCGCTAATAAGATTAGAAGCCGCTGATATAGGCGCTGGCTTGAACTCCACAGGCTTTCCACCAAACTCTTCAGCCCTTATGTTAACAATACCCGAACTCATATTAGAAGCCAGTTGATTTAAAAGAGCCTTTGATATTCCTTCTGGCGTCAGCAAATCTTCCAAGTCTTTATCCTTAGAAAGATCAAGAGTTTTTCTTCCGTCGTCCCAGACACCAGCAAACACTCCAAACAAACCTGCGTATTTTGCAGAGTTAAGCATAGCTGCTCGTGCGGCTTCTGCACCCTCTTTAGTGTTAAGACCTTCACGCTGCGCTTTCATTATGTTTAAGCCAATGTCAGTACGAATACTATTCATCTGCTTGTTCATGTAGCTTAACATACTATACGCCATACGTCCGTTAGGATTGTCGTGAAACGCTTTAGGCATTGCACTTGCGCTGACAGGTTGCCACTTATTCAATGACGAACCAGCAAAGTTTAACAACCAAGGATTACTGTACGACTCACTCTTAAGCGCGTTTACTGTGGCTTGAAACTCAGACTCCGTAAGTCCACGCATACCGTCATGCTTGCGTAGTTTGTCTAAGTCTCCTTTCTTTGCAAGGGCAATACCGCGACGTATCGCGCTGTTAGTTAACATCTCTTGGCCCATACGGTTTACTGTTGACACTCCTGATAACTTATACAAACCTTTATTAAGAGTATCTAAACCTCTTACAACCCCTTTATTCCAAACAAAACGTTGACCTTCCGCAGCCTCTCTAAACGCTTTCTCTCCAGCGTTAGCAAGCTCTCCCATAAACTCACGGTCAAGTCCAATTTCTCTGTTAGACATCCACTTAGGATTTTTTATTCCAAAGGTTTGGTTAAACGTGGACAGTATTCCTTTTGGCACAGTCTGCGCCCAAGCTTTTACGCCGTTCTGGTATATAGGTGCTGTTATTCCTTCAGCTACGTTTAGCAAAGCATTAAGAGGATTGCCCAAAAGAGTACCAGAAACAGTACGTCTAAGCACAGCACCTGCCACGTTACCTCCCTTCTTTGAAGCTATAAACTGAGAGCGCAGACCGTTAGCCAAATTAGCAGCAACGTCAGCACTAGCGCCTTCCTTTTTAGCTTGGCTTTCTATAGCGTTTATAACTACTTCAATTCTGCTTTGACCTTTACCAATGTCAGGCTGTTTAATTTTGTTAACGTCAACATCAAAACGTGCAATTAAAGAACGAGCAACAGAAACATCTTCTGCCATTTCTTTTACAGCAACTAACGGATTATGATACTGATCAACAGAACCTACTTTACCTTCTATCTTCTGTAACGCGCTTGCTGGTAGGTAGTTACGCTTATCTAATTTTACAAAATCTAAACCCGTAAGAACAGTCATTTGTTCTTGAAGAAGTTTAACAGCCTCCTGCTCTTGTGGAGTTTTAGCAGCCGAAGTAAGATCCTCCCAAGTAACCCGCCTATCCTTCTTTATAGACTTGTTCATACGTAAAGCTAAAGCTTTTAAAGACCTGTTGTTTTCAAAAACATCAGCAACGGGTTTTAATGTAGTGTCAAAAATTTCTTCTATCTCGCGCTGATCATGCCGGGCAAGAGTCTCAGCATCTTCTGCAAGTTTCGCAGCGCGTTGACCTACGTTTTTTGCAATCCACTCTTTTGTACTTAAAAATATATTACCTCTAACGTCGCTTGGAGCTTTTGGATGTGATGTTATTGGTGCGTCTTCTGTTATGTCGCTGGTTTTTCTTCCCGCCAAACTAGCATCAAAGTCTGCCCCAACTCTTCCAGATTCTTTAGCGCGGCCTACGTTAACAAAACCATCAGTGCCACCTATATGACTTCCTTTTCCAGTCCATGTCTCAGCGTCTAACTTTTTAGTAGCTTCTTTTATTTCGTCTGCGCTTTTAGTCAAAAGACCGCCAGCAGCGCCGCCCAAAAAACCGCCAGCCAACGCTCCAACGCCTGCGCTGGTTGCACGATCTTCGCCTTCACCTGCTAAGAATCCGTATACAGCACCTTCTCCTGCACCAACGCCAGCAACTTTAGCTGCGCGTGAAAGCTTGCTACCTGTCTGTGCAATTTTAGCAACGCCTGCGCCGGGAATAAACAAACCGCTAACCAGACCAGCACCGCTTAGGATTTTTGTAGCTGTTGGGTTTTCTCTCTGAAAAGCTTTTAACTCTCCTCGTGATGCCGTAATTGCGTCATTCCAAGTTTGCGCTTGCCCTCCAATTAAACGAACCAAAGCGTCAAGCTCATCTCCAGCGCCTATAGCAGATTCAACAAAGTCTACAGCGCCTGACCTAACTGAGCTGTATTCTGGAGAATCAAGACCTGAAAAAATATCTGAAGAACTAGACGTTGTTTTGTTATATTTATCAAAATAATTTCCAGCGTCTTCTTTACTGTATTTATCAAAATAATTATTCGCCATACTTATACGTCCCCATAGGGCTTATTTTAGAACGCACTCCTTCAAGGTACGCTCTGTCCCAGTCTAACGATGTAGACGGTCTTTTAAATCCTTCTGGCAAATAGCCATATGCTTCTTCAAATTGGTCAGCTAAAGACGGATCTTTCATTAAGTCATCTATTGCCTGTTGGGGTGCTCTAGGTTTTTTATCGTTGTCTTCCACGCTTCCGTATTTTTCATTAGCATAATCTGCATCTATAATTCTTATGCTGTTAATAACAGATTCTATTCTTTGTTTTTGAATGCTTTGTCTTGCCGCTCTTTTCTGATCTGTTGTCAAGTCTTCAAAGTCTTTGCCGGGATACATAATTTCTGCGCGTTCTTTTATATTAGCATCTTTAATTGGCACTTCAAGACCAAGCTCAAGCTTCCGTATTGTTTCTTCATTCGCAGCCGCAACCGCTCTGTTACCTCTAAAATCAGTAATTGCTGAAGTGTCTTGCATTCTATATAGACTATCTTGTAACTGCTTTTCTAAATTTACAGCCCTAGTTCGTAGCCCTTCTTTCCAAGTCTCTCCGTTCCATCCTTTATCAACAACCGCTTTGTACGCATCGTACCTAGCTTGAACACTCTCCCTAAGCTCTTCGGGAAGCTTGTCAATAGAATCTTGATAGTTAAGGTTTGGCTCTTTTGTTCTTTCTAAACTACGCTCTTCAAGGTAGTCCCTAGTCTTTTGGTTTTGAGTAGCTGTTGTAACGTAAGCTTGAAACTCCTCATAAAAATTTTGACCTGCTGCTTCTTGCCCGAGACTGTCTAACGCTTCAAGATCAGAATTTTTTATTGCTTCTACAAGAGTCTGCCCTTTGCTTTTTAACCAAGCCTCAGAATCCATTTGCTCTTGTGCTTTCTGTGTTCTAAACTGATCTATTTTATACTTATTATATTGCTCAACAGCTTCAGGATCTCCCTTCATCACTGCAATGCGCTCTTTAAAAGCTGCTTCAGCCAGTGGATCTAAACCGCCAGCCTCCAAAGCTTGCTCTGCTTTTAAAATAGCTTGGGCTTTGTTTGTTGTTTGTGTCTTTTGAGCACCGGGAATCAAAGCTTGAAGACTCTGTATTTCTTTCATGTAAATACTTTTTTCTTCTCTTGTTTTAGCTAAACGCATAGACGACTGTAGCTCTCGCATACGTCTTGTAACAGCCGCTACGTCACCTTGCTGCGCCGCTGCTGTGCCTTGCATTGTCTTAGCAAAAGATTCATCAATCCTAGCTAATCTGTCTTTTTCGGCTTTCTTCTCAGCAGCCACAGCAGGAGCCTGACCAAGCGTAGCGCCAAGATTAAACATGCCTTGACTGTACCCCGGCTGTGTCAGCGACTGTATAAAACTCTGTCCAAATTTAGCCATTACTTAATCTCCAAATAATCCTAAGCCTTCTAAGAAACCACCTACATCTCCTAAAACGTCACTTAAGCCGCCGTAGCTGTCTGTGGGTGTAGCCAAGCCGCCAATCAGTCCAGTCCCTAACTGGCCCATCAGGTTAGCTTGTCCCAGACCAGCACCCAACAGCGCCTCAAGACCGCCCATAGACGCTTCGCCAAACAGACCTGCGCCCGTAAGTTGACCGCGCTGCTGTAGCTGTGGGTAAAGCTCACTGCCTTGCATAGCCGCTAGTAACTGTGCTTGTGGTATGTAAGAACCGCCCAAGGCTCCTAGCCCTAGCTGTTGTTGTCCACTTAACATTGCCAAGTCTTGTGCAGACAACTGCGAACCTAGTCCAGCCATTTGAGCACCAAGGCCAGCCTGTTGAGCCTGTAAGCCACCTGCAAGCTGTGCTAACTGTCCCGCCTGAGAAGCAGACGTAGCTGCGCGTCCAAGCCCTTCAGACTGCAACTGAGACTGTATCTGATTTGCACTCAAGCCTAACTGTGACAACTGCGCTGCTCTTTGTTGTGCTTGACCTTGAAGGTCGCTGGACAAGCCTGCTTGCTGACCAAACATACCGCCGAGTGCTTGAGCAGTCCCTAACGCTTGCTGCTGCTCTGATTGCGCCTGCTGTATAGCTGCCAAAGATGCCCTGTTCTGTGCTTCTTCCTGCGCCTGAGACAACGCTGCTTGCTCAGGAGTGCCGCCAAACATATTGGTACGTACGCCCAAACGTCCCTGACTTGCAAGACGCTCTTCTAGCTGCAAACGTTGGCGCTGTTCTTCTGGACGCTGCGTAGCCCGGATACGCTCGTATACATCAGCTTCGCGGCCTGTTGTAGATCCTAGAACGTCACCCGCCGCTTGACCTGCCAACTGTCCATACTGCTGCCTAAGCGCCTCTACGTCTGACGGAGCCTGTGTAACCAAACCTTGCTGACCTAATCCTAACGCTTGCTGCCCAAGTTGTCCTATAGCAGCACTGGGTTGCTGTCCGAGTTGTCCACTAACTTGGTTTGCAAACTGGCCTCTAAGTTGATTGATGTCTGCTGGCTGTGTCTGAGAAGCTTGCATAAACTGACCGCCAAGACCGTACGCTTGCTCTGCTGCTGCTCTGCCTCCAGCCTGACCATACGGTGTTGCGCCTAAAGTTGACTGCGCCTGTCCCATCAACATGCTCTGTATGGCTTGCTCTTGTGGAGACAGCCCCATCGTTGCAGCGCCAGTTGTAGGGTCGTAACCAAACTGACCACCTGTTGCAGACGTTACGCTAAAAGGCTGGAACTGAGACTGATCAAGACCAGCCTGCGCTATTCCAAGAGCGCCTTGCTGCGCTGCTTCACCGATAGAGCCTAGCCTGTTATACGCACCCGTAAGAGCAGCAGTACCGCCTATGCCTTGAGCAAGGCCACCAAGCAAACCAAGGTTACCTAAGAAGTCTTGAAGACCTCCACCGCCTGACCCATCGCCTCCCGTAAGAGTTGTTGAGTAATCAATTGCATTCATAATGTCTTCATAAGAAGTAGGCATTAGTAATTACCTCCGTCGATTGTTCCTGTCGATAGCGTACCCGTAAACGTAAGGGCAGGTATCGTTACAGTCCCAGTAAACGTAGGGCTGTCTGTATTGGCCTTAGACGCTACTGCGGTTGCTATGTTAGTAAACTCTGTACTGAACTCTGTACCGCGAATAATCTTGCCACTGTCTCCAGAAGGCAATGAGTCCTTAGCGGCAAAGTCTGTCGTCGGGGTATAGTTGCTCATAGTGTTTTACCTATTAATGCTAGTACATTGATTTCTTGTAGTGATAATGCAAAACCGTTGATGTCTGACTCAAGACCAATAGTGACTACACTGCCGTCACCTGTCGTGTTGATAGCGCGGCGTGACACTAAAGTTCCGCCTGTAAACTCACCAACTGTAAACTCGCTAACTCCGTAAAACGCTGGAGTCTGGTTGCCTACTGTATACTCTTGAGTTCTGTACGCAGTTTCAAAGTCGTAAGCCCAGTTAATAAAAACTGTAGCTGAGTTAGCGCCTACAATAGTTGGTCTTAGCTTCTTTAAAATCTTAAGCTTAGAAGGATCACCAAAGGTTAAGCCGGGGCTGTAATACCTAAAACGATAAGAAACTCCATTGTCTGAGTAGCCTGTATATTCACTTAAGCCGTAAGCGTTTCCGACTAAAAACTGACCGCTTCTTAAAACCTCAAAAGAAAAGAAAGCTGAACTGGGCCAGCGTGTAACTCTGTACGATCCGTTTTCTGTAGTGCCTTTAAGATCAAAACAGTACGTAAGATTGTTAGAAGGAAACGATACAAGGTAAAACGTATTGTCTGGTGAGTAGATAGTCGAGACATGTCCCTGTCGATTAGCAATAACCTCGATAAACTCTGTCTTGATGTTGCCGCTAAGGTCGCTAATGGGCATTGACTTTTCTTGTATGGTTCTACCAAAGCTCCTAAGACCTGTGTCGTCTAAAAATAGAACGTCAGTGCCGATGTGCTGAATAGAGTTGCGACACACACAGCCAACACCCGGAACTGTATCGGAAATTGACATAGTAGCTGGCGAATCAGCACCTTGATATACAACAATGCTATGCCTACCAAAAATAATTAAAAGATTGTTGTGAGCAGTTACGCCTACAATGCTGTCTGAACCATCAGGCCAAGCCTTAGAGATATCTATAGATCCAGACGATCCACCAGAAAAATCTGTACCAATAAGTAAGTCAGACCAATATATAACCTGTGAGTCTATGTTGCTGTCAGTTATCCAAAGCCTGCCGTAAGCTGCTAAAGCTTCGTTACACCAGAGGTACGTAGGCGTTGCACTGCCCGTGTAAGCAGCAAAAGTCTGGACACCGCCAGCGTGTGTATAGATAAGCGGCTCTTGTCCTCTCTGGAAAAAGTACGCTGCGTTGTTAAAGTTAACAGAACGCCAGTCATTCTCTGCAATGGTGTAGGCTGCTGGAGTCTCGTCTACTAGCGTGGTTGTACCAGAAAGTATCTTATCGTTTCCAAAACTAAATACTTTTTCGTTACCAGAGTCATCAAAAAACTCATGTATAGAGCGTATGTAGTCTGTACCTAGCTCCGTTTTGTTTGTTGTTAATGTATCTAAACCTTTACGCGCAGCAATTCGACCGCGCTTGTCAATGACAGCGTTATCTGCAACGTCTGCAAACGATGGGTCTTGAGCTAGCGGCGAATCCTCAGTGTTGATACCCTTAAACGCAGGAGCAACTAGGTTAATACTTTGTAGTGGCTGGGCCATACACTAGCTCCTATTATGAATACCAATCAGTTTCGTAAGGGTGCTTCTGTGCGTCCAGAGCAATAGCGTCAGACAGATACTTGTCAGCCATAGCAAAGTACTCAGGTGTTGATGTACCGCCTGTCTCGCCTCTTTCACGCGCTGCTAGAGCTACTGCTAAATGTATGACAGGCATAGCAGGTATTAACATATTATCTGTGTCAGCAGCTAAGTCTTCGTTACGCAATACGCAGTTAAACCTGAGAGTGTAAACACCGTCAGGCTTTGGGTACACATCTATTTGTGAATCACCTTGGGAGTCAACACCATTGTACGTGTAGAACTGTGGCGCTCCACGCGCGGGAGTTTGATTGAGGTATTGATTGTCAAACCATTTAGAAGTACGGTACTCCATAAAAAAGTTAGAAGTATCGTTAATGACATCCAATGCTTTAATACGGTTCTGACTGCCTGTAAGCACATAGTTAAATATGTCTGCCGAAGTTGTAATGGTTAGTGTGGTACGTAAGGCTGACCAGTCCCAAGAAGTCTCTACAATCTTCTTAGCGTCGTTAACAAAGTCACCTACCATCTTACTGTAGGTAGTAGAGTTTACGCTAGCAACTTCCTCTTCTCGTATCCTTCTCAGGACGTTATTTACCAATTCTAAATATGTCATACTAACATACCCTTGTTAATAATCTTGTTTAGTTGAGCCATGTAATCTACATTAGGCGACTGTACAATGTTTTGAATTGTAGGTGCTTCGTAAGAGATGCCTGCCATGAAAGGCTTAAAGCCTAAGCTAGAACCGCCAGCAGAAGCTCCGCCGTCCTTAGTTAAACCAAACAAAGACTCAGCCTGTTCTTCGCCGTCCTTGTCACCAACAGTTCCGTCAGTTTCGCCGTCCTTGTCGTCAGCAGTGCCGTCAGTTTCGCCGTCCTTGTCACCAACAGTTCC